GAAGCCAAAGAGCCTGAAGCCAAAGAGCCTGAAGCCAAAGAGCCTGAAGCCAAAGAGCCTGAAGCCAAAGGTGGTATTACATTACAAGATGTGCAAGCTGCCGTGCTTGATGTTAAAAACAAATTCGGTAGTGATGTTGCAAAAGAATTATTGAAAGAGGAAACAGGCCAAACAATGGTTGCCAAAATCCAGCCAGAACATTATAAGCCTTTGTTTAAAGCCTGCCAGTATGTACTTGAAAACGGTGTTGAATCAAAGCCGACAAAAGATGTTGCCGCCGATGTAACGCAAACAACGATTGAGCATGTGAAAGAGGCAGCGCACAGACTGGCAAAACTTGGTGCTGCTTATAAAACACAAGCTGTACAAATTATTAACGAAGTTGGTGGGGCTGCAAAAATTGCCGATGTTGCATCTGAAAATTATCAATCCTTATATGGTGCATTGGTAGACGCATTTGAAGAAGCAACACAAAATTCTGATGATTTGTGATTGTAACTAAAGTTATTAGCCCGATTGTTAATATCGGGCTTTTTTTTTCTAAAAGGAGCTTCGATATGAAAAATATAATGTTGAATTTAGACGGCCATTCGGTATTCAGTCCGTCTTCATCTGAAATGTGGCTGAATTGTTCGGGCAGTTTGTTGGCAAATATGAAGGTTAGGCAGGAAGGAATGGATAAAGGCTCGGAAGCTGCCGCTGAAGGTACGGTGGCACATGAAATGGCCGAAATATGGCTTAAAACAGGTAAAAAACCAATAGATAGAATTGATGATGTGATTGAAGTCGATGGATATTCCATTGTCGTTACCGCAGATATGCTTGGTTACGTTGAAGAATATGTGAATTGGTGTAATGCGCAGGATGGCGAAAAGTTTGTGGAAGTGAAGGTTGATTTCAGCCATCTGATGCCTGTTCCGAATCAAAAAGGCACGTCCGACCATGTGTGCATTTCAGGCAATAAACTAACTATCACTGATTTGAAATATGGCATGGGTGTCAAAGTAGATGCCGAACATAACACGCAGCTTCAGATATATGCACTTGGAGCATTGGAAGAGTTCGGATTCATATACGATATAAAAACGGTTGAGATGCGTATATGCCAGCCACGATTGCACCATTTTTCAACATGGGAAATCAGCGTTGAAGAGTTGCTCGCTTTTGGCGAACACGTCAAAAAGAAAGCTCGCGAAGCATGGTCTGAAAATGCACCGCGTACAGTAAGCGAAAAGGGGTGTATGTGGTGCAAAGTAAAGGCCACTTGCCCCACAATGGCGAAGTATGTTGAATCGGCGGTAGATGCAGCCTTTGATGCCGTAGATGAAAGCAATGAATCAATCATTAACCGTATTGATAAAGGGGAGTATTTGATGCAAATTCCTGAAGTTTCAGATTTGAGTATTGAACAGTTGGAAAAGATTTACAGCAAAATCAAACCAGTTAAATCTTTTTTCGATGAAGTGGAGAAAAAACTGTTTGACTTTGCCCTGAAAGGCGGTAAAATGACCTCATACAAGTTAGTTGCAGGCCGAACTACTCGCAAATGGATTGATGAATCAGTCGTCCATCAATTCTTTGCAGATAATGGCTTAGATGAAAATACTTTCAATCCACGCAGCCTTGTAAGTCCAGCTCAAGCTGAAAAGCTATGCAAAGCCAACTCAATACCTTTAAGCGACGTGGAATTGCTGATAGCCAGTCGTATTGGCAAACCCACAATAGCACCGATAGGCGATAAACGTAAGGAATTTGTACCTAACGAAGATTTAGCCGATAGTGTTGATTGGCAGGACTGATAAGCGAGTTCGGCGTTACGCTTAATAAAACGCCGACTTCTTACGCAGGGTGTATTGCGGTGGTTGAGTTTTTGTCCATTCTCTCATCTTTCGTTTACAGGAATACCACGCATAGATATTGTGTTGTCTATGTTAGTAATACATCCTGCACCCATTTACCTACATGGCGGGTAATCAATCGCAAATGTCATGATTTAGTTTTTATTATTTAACGTTTTTTTTTTTTAGAGGTTACGATATGAAAGTTGTAAAAAAAGTAGGTTGTCTTTCACTTTTGGAAAACGGCTGCGTGATGTTGAATCATGTGCCGACTTGGTATCCGCAGTTGGATGAACCGAAACCGTTCACTAACAAAGATAAAAATTCAAAGCTGAAGTACGGCTTGGTAGCTTTTCTGAATAAGAAAGAGCATTCTGAAGAAATTGAGTTTTTGGAAGATTTAGTTCGGAAAAGTATGCCACCCAAACGAAAATGGGAGCGTGTTGAACTGAAGAAACGCTGCATTTTAGATGGTGCTGAAATTGAAACATCCGACGGCGAACTTGTAGACCCTGATAGCGATGTTGCACAACATTATCGCATCAAGTTTTCTTCAAATGAAGAATTTGCACCAGTTGTTCGTAATGCAGGCAATGTGAAACTGAATCAGCGAATCCCTGAAGAACGTGCTGAAATCAAAGATATTGCCAAAAACGGCAAATTCATGACAATCTTATTCGGTTTTTACGGATGGGAATCACCTGAATATGGTGCTGGTGTAACACTAAATTTACATGGTGTGAAAGTCCACAACGATTCCACTAAGTACAAATTAGGTGCGGCTGCTGCGGTTGATACTGACAGTGTTGATTGGGGTGAAGAAGAAGCACAATGGGATGATAATAACGACGGCGAACTGTAATAATCCCAACAAACAGGCTGATAATAAAAATCGGCCTGTTTTTTTTCAACGATGGATTTTAACTTCCTTTGAAAAGGCTGCTTAAATTTTCATCAATATAAGGACAAATAAAATGGCAAATTATGATTACCGTAATATTACGGCCATCATGGATATTGAGTGTTATCCGAACTATTTTCTCGTTGCATTCCGTGACACAAAAAATCCCAAACGAATAAAACATTTTGAAATGCGAAATTCAGGCAGCTTGGATGTTGCAGAGCTATCCAAGTGGTTGAATAACGCAACACTAATCACATTCAACGGTAATCACTATGATATGCCGCTTGTAACTTATGCGCTTACAGGTGCAAGCTGCAACGAATTATACGAAGCATCTGTTGCTATTATCGGTCGTGATTACATAGACGAAAACGGCAAAAAGCAACGTGAACAAGGGTTGAAATCATGGGAGTTTATGCGCCTTTATGATTTGTCATACCTATACGGCTTAGACCATATTGATATTTTCGAGATACCCAAAGGCGATTTGAGCCTGAAGGCTTATTCAGCCCGCATTGGTTGTAAGAAGCTGCAAGACCTTCCGATTGACCCGCACAAAATCCTAACTTCTCATGAGATGGATGAAATCGCTCGTTACTGTAATAACGACACGGCGAACACGCTTGATTTATTCAATGAAGTAAAAGAACAAATTGATTTGCGGATTCAGATTTCCAAAGAATACGGATTTGATTTACGTTCTAAATCAGATGCACAAGTCGGGGAATCCATATTCAAGTATGTGATTGAGAAAGATTTAGGCAGAAAGATTTACAAGCCTGATTTTTCATCAATCAAAAAGCGTTTCAAATATGATATTCCCGATTTTATTCACTTCAAGCATCCAGTATTGAAAGAGCTATACGATGTTGTCAAAAATACAGTCTTTGAGGTTGAAAAATCAGGCCATGTGAAGATTCCAGCAAGTCTTGCCGATATGAAGATTGATATTGGTCAAAGCCGATACACAATAGGCATTGGTGGCCTGCATTCAAACGAAAGCAAACAAGCCATTGTAGCTGCTGAAGACGAGATTATATGTGATGCAGACGTGGGTAGTTATTATCCGTCCATCATTATTAACGGTGGTTACTATCCTGAAAACTGCGGACTTCCATTCCTGCGGAACTATACGAAATTCCGTGATGACCGTCTTGCTTGGAAGCACCTTCCTGAAAAGAAAACCATTGTAGCAACCTATAAAATTGCTCTTAATGGCTCTTTCGGAAAATTATCTTCCATTTACAGCTTCCTTTTCAGCCCGAAAATGCTAATCCAAGTAACATTAACAGGCCAGTTAGCACTTTTGATGCTGATTGAACGGATTGAATCCGCTGGTCTACGGATTATATCGGCCAACACGGACGGTATTGTGATATACGGTAAGCGTAAAGACTTTCATAAAGCGCAGCATGAAATTTCAGCATGGGAATTTGACACTAACTTCATGATGGAATACACGGAATATATGGCGATTTTCAGTCAATCTGTGAACAGCTATCTCGCTATGAAAAAGCCCGAAAAGGGGCAATCTAAAATTAAGTGGAAGCGCAAGGGTAGTTATGCAGAACGCGGTATAGAGCAAACAGGAAACGGTCAGGTGTGTATTGAAGCAGTAATGGCCTTTTTGGAAAGTGGAACGTCCATTCGTGAAACAATCGAAAGCTGTACCGATTTTCTGAAATTCACTAGATTCCAGCAAGTTAAAGGTGGTGCGTATAAAGATGGCGTATATCTTGGAAAAGTGGTGCGCTGGTATTATTCCACACAAACAACAACAGCCATACTTAATAGCAATGATAACAACGTAGCATTAACCAAAAATGCAATGCCTGCAATGGATTTACCCGACGAGATGCCGTCTGATATTGACTATGAATGGTATATCCGTGAAGCGTATGAGATGCTTGATAGACTGGGTGTGTCCGATATTGACCGTGATGAAAAGGCATTCGGCTTGGATAAAAAAGCACCGCCTAAATGGGGGCATAAAGATGGTCAAGTAACCTACCATCTAATCAATATGGCAACAAAGGATGCGTATTGTGAGGCCCGATTAGCAGACCGCCATGAAGACTGGGTGTATTCTAGTGAGAAAGGTATACCAACAGACGGAAAAGTGTGCGGCAAGTGTAAGAAACGTTATGAAAACAGCTAAAGTTGAACGCGAAAGCCACATTGAGAAAACCAGCCGTTTGATTGCCGAAAAGAACGGTTGGTTTCAGGTAAAAATAGAACGTACCAGCATAAACGGTTTTCCCGATAGGTTATTTATCCGAAACGGACAAACCGTTTATGTGGAGTTCAAGAATAGTGCTGGAAGGTTAAGCCTTGAGCAACAGCGCGTGATTGATACCATGCGCGAACATGGTGCTGTTGTTTACGTTATATCCAGCATGGAGGAAGCAAATGTCATTTTTAGATAGGATTCGTAAGAAATACGAACTCGTAGAGCTAACAGACGGCCATTTAGACGACTATCAGCGGACTGCCGTGCAGTTTTTGAAAGAAAATCCAAGAAGTGCGCTGTTTATTGATACTGGACTTGGTAAAACGGCCATCTGTTTGCGTTTGATACGGGATTTGATAGATGAAGACCGCATTAAGAAAGTGCTGATTATCGCACCATTGAAAGTTGCTAACCAAACATGGGGAGATGAAATCAGAAAGTGGGAATTTTCAGCACCATTGAGCTACAAACTTGTTCGTGCAGACCATATTGTTGCCAAAGTCAATTCAGCTAAACGCATGGAAAACAACCGAACGCTTGATGCTTCAGATATTAAGAAGATTGAGCGTAAGGTTAAATCCCATATCAATAAATTCACAAAAAACAATCCATCCATAGATGCCGCGCAGCTTGCAGAGATTGAGGATAAGACACGAAAGGAATTGACTAGGAATTATCGTGCTTACAAGGCAGAATCGGTTAAATCCAATGCGGCGGGCGATGCTTTGCGTGAATGGGAGCGAACGAATCCGACCTTCATTCATATCATCAATCAAGAGATGGTTAAATGGCTGGTGGACGCATGGGGTATTGACGAATGGCCGTATGACTGCGTGATTTTTGACGAATCGGATGCGATTAAAGATTCAACCACAAAACGCTGGAAGGCATTGAACAGCATCAAGCACAAAACGACCCATTTCTATCAGCTAACCGCTACGCCTGCCGCCGAAAGTTATATTGGTTTGTATGCACAAATTAAGCTATTGGATGATGGCAAACGATTGGGTTTTACAATGAGTGATTATCGGGATAAATATTTCAACTACAACCGATACAATCACAAAATAACGATAAAAGAAGGTGCGCAGGATGCGATTACTAAGGCCATATCGGATATAACCCTTGTTATGAAGCAAGAGGATTATCTGAAAGACGTACCGCCTTATATTGTTGAAAACGTTACTTTTGAACTTCCCGAACACGCTCGAAAACTGTATCAGGATATGAGCAAGTCGGGCATGATACGGCTTGATGATGCGACAATGATTGTTGCCGAACAAGCCGTGTCGGTTTTACAGAAAATGATGCAAATATCGGCAGGTTTTGTGTATGAAAGTGAAGAAAGTATTTCAGACTTTGGCGCATTGGTAAACAATCGAACAATCCATCATATCCATGATGAAAAGATTAAAGCCCTGCGTGAATTGATGGCGCGTTTCCCTGATGAAAACTTCCTGATTTCATACTACCATCAAGGCAGCTTGGAGCTTTTGCAGAAACATTTTCCTCAAGCTGTGAAGATGGATAGGAAAGGTACTCAAAAGAATGATTGGAACGACGGCAAAATCAAAATGCTTTTGATGCACCCGAAATCAGGCGCACATGGCCTCAACTTACAAAAAGGCGGCCATATTGTCATAAACTACGATGTGTACTTCAGCTACGGGCAGTTCTATCAATTCCTGCGCCGCTTGGCAAGGCGTGGTCAGAAACATGACAAAGTGCTGGTGTTCAACATACTGGCTGCTCGAACATATGATGAAGAGGTGCAGCGTAGTTGTTGGGTAGATAAAGGTGAAAGTCAAAACGCATTTTTTGGCTTGATTCAGAAATGTAAAAAGGCATTGAAACATGGCTAATATGAAAAAAGCATCTAATGCACTATTACTTGGAAATGGAACAAATGCAACACTCACAGTTGATGATATTTTAAGCAAAGGTGTTACCATCAATCAGGGTGCTGTTATATTCCATATTCACAATACAGAACTTAGTAACCTGATTCGTAAGGCTAAAATTCAGCCTTCAGGTGTTAGAAACGGACACGATATTTACAGCATCCGTGATATTGCAAGTGTTTGCGTACCGCCTGCTTGGAGTGATGAAGAATGGGAAGAGGTTTTACACAAAGGTCACTTCCCAGCGCGTCTAACCAAAGACTTTTGGAACGCGAAACAAGCACGATTAACCTATCTGAAAAACGCGGGTGCTTACTGGCATACATCCGATGTAATAGCCGCTGTTAGCGAGATTAACAAGTCATTTGCGACCAGTATCAAACTGATTGTGGATGACGTGGATAGGAAAGCACCGTTATCGCAAACACAAAAGGATATTGTCATACAGTTGCTTGATAACGCAATGAATAACGTTGCAAAACGCATTGAGGATTTGTTCGGAGGTAAAGTTGAAGCCGAACGCAAAATACGAAGTGCTGAATTAACAGGCGAAAGGGTGGATGATGACGAACTCAACGATTTATAGCCAACAGGAATACAAAAGCCTTGCTGATATGATGATAAGTCTTGCCAGCATTTTAAGACCGCCTAAACGCATGACGGTTTCACAATGGGCTGAAGAATACCGCTATGTGGATAATAAAGGTTCATACGTTGGCTTTTGGCAAAACAGCACTACGCCGTACATGGTAGAGCCTATGGATACTTTATCCAGTCCACTATATACGGGTGTTATCGTAGTAGCCCCAGCACAATGTGGTAAGACCGATGCGTTGATTGTAAACTGGACTGGATATACCGTAGCCTGCGACCCTATGGATATGCTAATTATCAACCCTACCAGCGCAATGAGTAGGGATTTTTCGCTTCGTAGGGTAGATAAACTGTTGAGGGATACCAAAGAATGCGGGGAGTTGCTGAATGATGATAGAAATGCCGATAACATAAGCGATAAACACTTCAAAAATGGTGTCTTCTTATCGCTTACATATCCCAGTGTAAGCGAACTTGCAGGCCGTCCGATTCCGCGTGTAGCCTTAACTGACTACGATAGGATGCCTGATGATGTGGGCGGGGATGGTTCGCCCTACGACTTAGCATCTAAGCGTACTACCACGTTTGGTTCGTATCGCATGACTTTGGCAGAATCCAGCCCTAGCCGACCGATTGAAGACCCTAACTGGCAGGAAGTGGAAGGTTCGCATGAAGCCCCGCCGACAAGGGGTATTTTTGCTTTGTACAATCGCGGGGATAGGCGGCGGTGGTACTGGGCTTGCCCGCACTGCAATCAGCGATTTGAAGGCACTTTCAAGCAACTTCGATGGGATAAAAATGCCACAAACATGATGGATATTGCGGATAGCACCTACATGGAATGCCCTAAGTGTTTCAGCCGTATTGATTATTCCCAGCGGTATGAAATGCAGCAAAGCGGAATATGGGTTAAAGATGGTATGTACTTTAATCACAAAGGGGAATTGGTTGGTAGTCCGCGAAAAACACAAATAGCATCATTTTGGCTGCGTGGTGTTGCCGCTGCATTTGTAAGCTGGGGCGGATTGGTTAAATCATTCCTTGAAGCTGAAGAGGAATTTAAGACAACTGGTTCGGAAGAAGCCTTGCAAAAATTCTTCAATACCGACTTGGCAGAGCCTTATATTCCGAAATCACAAATCAACCAACGACAGCCCGAACATTTAATGGCGCGGGCTATTGAGTTGGGAGACCGTGTTGTACCTGTTGGAGTTCGCGCATTGATTGCCTGTATTGACGTACAGAAAAATCGCTTTGTTGTCCAAGTACACGGCATATCGGCAGGCAGTCCGTTTGATATTACAATCATTGACCGTTTTTCAATTACTCAATCCAACCGATTTGATGCAAACGATATGCCGTATATGGTAAAACCGTCTGCGTTTTTGGAAGACTGGGATTTGATTGAAACGGAAGTCATGCGTAAGACTTATCCATTGGCTGATGGAAGCGGCAGGGTTATGGGTATTACTATGACTGTTTGTGATAGTGGTGGTTATTCCCACGAAAAAGGCGAAAATACAACCGCTATGGCCTACGATTTTTATAGGACTTTGCGTAAAAAGGGTATTGCAAGCAGATTCCACTTGGTAAAAGGTCATGGTTCGCAATATGCGCCGACAACACAAATCAATTTCCCTGATGCAACACGCAAAAACGCAATGAGTATTGCGCGGGGAGACGTGCCAGTGTTGATGTTGAACTCAAGCTTGCTGAAGGATACGTTATCAAACCGATTGGATGTAACAATACCAGCACATGGTATGATTAGTTTCCCATCATGGCTTCCGATGGACTTTTATCAAGAGTTATGCAACGAAGTCCGCTTGGCTAAAGGGTGGGAGAAAATACAAAAACGCCAAAACGAAGCATGGGATTTGCTGTATTATTGCATGGGTGTTGCCGTATCACGTTTAATGCTGATTGACCGTGAGGATTGGAATAATCCAAGTCCACGCTACGCAGACTGGGATAAAAATCCGATGGTTTTCAAACAAGTTGCGGAAGATGGTGCGAACGGCGATAATGATGTTTTAGTTTCCGATGACGGCACTATGTCATGGGATGATTTGAATAAGGCACTTAACCAATGACTTGTACAATATATACGCCCGAAATGCTTAAAGAGGCAAAAGAAGCCTATCTGCGCATTGCGATGGGGCAAAACGTGTCCGTACTCATAGACCAAAACGGCGAACGGGTTGAATACCAACGCGCAAATCTATCGGTACTTGCCGACCTAATCCGTAAAATGGAAATTGAACTCAATGCGTGTGCAGGTGTAAATGCCAACAACGGTGCTTTGCAGCCGCTTCGCATTTACTACTAAAGGTGGCATATGAGTGATATTGATAACTACCACGCAAGCGATGGGAAGGGTTTAGGTGGCCTTGAAGCGGCAAGCAGAAATAGCCGCGAAATGGCTACATGGAATGCTTCCCCACTGCCAATGGACGTATTGTTCAGGTATGACAAAGATACCATAGATGACCGCGCCCGCGATGTGATTCTAAACGACGGTTACGCTTCAGGCGCAATGACTATTCACAAAGACAATATTGTGGGTAGTCAATTCAGGCTTAACGCGCAGCCTAATTCCGATGTTTTGGGTATTGATGATGAAGAATGGTTATATGCCTTTCAACGGCAGGCCGAATCACGCTTCAACAACACGGCATCAAGTACGCAAAACTGGCTTGATGCAAGCGGTGTGAACGACTTTACAGCCTTAATCCGACAAGCGGTAGGAATGTTTTTGGTGCACGGCGAAGTTGTGGCTGTTGCCGAATGGATTACTGATGCCAAACGGCCATACAATACGGCCATTCAAGTAATCAATCCAAAACGATTGTCTACGCCCGACTATTTGACTGAAAGTGCATCCATCAAATCGGGTATTGAGCGTGATTCCTACGGTAGAGCTATTGCATACCATATCCGTGAAGCCCATCCGTTTGATTTTTCAGATACGTTAAATAAATACAAGTGGAAACGTATTGAAGCTACAACCGCATGGGGGCGGCAACAAGTAATCCACATCATAGACCAGCTTATGCCCGACCAGATTCGCGGTGTTAGTGAATTGGTTTCGGTATTGAAGCAAATGCGTATGACCCGTCGTTTCCAAGATGTTGAATTACAACAGGCAGTATTGCAGGCAACATATGCGGCCACTTTGGAAACCGATATGCCGCCGAACATTATAGGCGAAATGATGGGAGCAAATCCCAACGCGCCTTCGTTTGAATCTGCGGCAAAATCAGTGCTTACGTCTGTTGCAAGAAGTGAAGCAACACGGAATTTGCAGGTTGATGGTGTTCGCATACCCGTATTGCATCCCAATACCAAGTTACATTTGCAACAGTTAGGCCAGCCTAGCGGTACGGGTTCGGAATACGAACAGTCATTGTTACGCCATATTGCCGCTGGGCTTGGATTGAGCTACGAACAGTTTTCACGCGATTACAGCAAAACCAACTACTCTTCAGCCCGTGCAAGTATGAATGAAACCTATAAATTCATGCAGGCGCGGAAAAAGTCGGTAGCAGACAAACTGGCAACAGCAATCTATCGGTTATGGCTTGAAGAGCAAATCAGCATGGGTACAATCCCGTTACCGAAAGGCAAGCATAAAACTTGGATTTATAAACCCGATGTGTTCGATGCCTTAGCAAACTGTTCGTGGATTGGTGCTTCACGCGGACAGATTGACGAAATGAAGGAGACGCAGGCCGCGATTCTTAAAATCAATGCAGGCTTATCCACGCTCGAAGCGGAATCGGCTAAACTTGGTGTGGACTGGAGGGAGACCTTACAGCAGCGTAAGCGTGAGCAAGACGAAATCAAACGACTTGGAATTGAAATCAGTAACGGTGCTGAAAAAGCTGTTGTCAGCAAGAAGCCTGCATCTCAAGACGATTCACAATCAGAAAATGGCACGGAAGATAAAACAACCAATGAGGGAGATACCGAATGAATATTCACCCAATTGTTAGCGGTTTGCTAACACAACAAATAGTAAACTTAGTTGTCAAGGATAGTGCAAGCGGGGAATTTTTAACCAATCTACACGCTATCACATCAAACCAAGATTTGCGAACTGAAGAAGGCCGCATTGCTGCCATGAATCAGTCGTTGAATGGTGTGATTGTGGCATCTATGGGTTTTGATGACGATGATGATTATTATCAAACTTCAATGTATCGCGTTAAAAGCGGTGTGGCCTATATTCCCGTACACGGTGCATTGATTAACCGATTTAACGGCAGTTGGTTCGGTTTGATTACTGGGTATGACTACATCAAAGCCGCTGTAAAACAAGCGGTATCTGATGAAAACGTGAGCAAGATTGTATTGGACGTGAACAGCTATGGCGGGGAAGCCGCTGGTTGTTTTGAAACATCACAATATATTCGTGAGATGGCTGCGAAAAAACCGATAACAGCAGTGGTAAACACTAACTGCTATTCAGGTGGTTACGCACTCGCTTCAGCGGCCAGTGAAATTATCGCAGTGCCGTCCGCTGGTATCGGTTCTATTGGTGTCGTATCCATGCACGTTAGCTATGAGAAATACCTTGAATCGTTGGGTTTGAAAACAACATTTATTCAAGCTGGGGATAAAAAGACTTTGGGTAATCCCTATCAGGATTTGACTGAAGAATCCAAAGATGATATACAGAAACGTGTTAATGTTTTGTATGAAGGTTTTACAAAGCTGGTAGCTGATAATCGTGGCATTGATGTTGCCGATGTTATCAAAACTCAAGCGGCGTGTTATACTTCTGAAGAAGCACTTGAAATCGGCTTGATTGACAAAGTTTTAACTGTTGAACAAGCTGTTGAATTTTTAACTAAAAAGGATGAAAACATCATGACGATTGATGCAAAACAACCTTCAACAACTCAAGAACAGCCTGAAACTGGTGTCAATGCTGCAACAGCAGAGCGTACCCGTATTGGTGCAATTCTCGGTTGTGAAGCGGCCAAGTCATCTAGCCAACTGGCAAATCATTTGGCCTTTAACACTAACGTTTCCGCTGAAGAAGCAACGTCTATTTTGACTGCCGCTAAAGCTGATGTTGATGCTGCGGCTGATAAGGCCAAAGCTGAAGTGTCTGCCGAAACCACTGCCAAAGTGGAAGAATCAAATCCGCTTGCGCAGGCAATGGCTGTATCAGGTAGCCCTAAAGTGGGTGCTGATGCAGCCGTTACCACAGGCACTATTGATGTTGAATCTTTGGCAAAAGCCGTTAATTGATAAGGGGATTTAAATGTTTGCTATGAGCGAAAAACAAAATGCAGGCATGGCATTAACGCCGATTTTCAGCCGTGCTAATCCTGCCGTTGTAACCTTAGAAGGTACTGCCGACAGTGAAATTAAACAGTATCAGGTTGTAACTTACAATATGGGAGACCGTAAGGTAAAACCTGTAACAAGCGCAGGTTCAAGTGTTACCACGCCTATTATTCGTTTAGCTGTTGCAGCGTTTCCTGCAAAAAGTGGAGAAGCTGTAACCGTGTATGTAGAAGGCTTCATCAACATTAACGCTGTTGATGTTTCGGCAATTACCGATATTGCCAGTTCAACGCCCGCTGAAAAAGTAAATACCTTGAACACTTTAGCAAGTATGTGGGGTATTTATTTTGACGATTCCGTGCTGACCCGAAACACTACCGATTTGTAAGAAAGGCAAAATATTATGGCATTGACCTTAACTGAAACTTTGATTCAAGGCGGCCTTATCAAGCACCTTGAAATGCCTAAATACTTCTATCAGATGTTGTTTAAGGCACAATTCTTCTCAAAAACAGATACCATTGTGTACGATGAAGTCTATGAAGACAATCGTGCAATGGCTCGTTTCGTAGCACCTAACGTTGTTTCGGCTACCAATCAAAACAAGCCATTCCAAGCTAAAGCGTTTCGCCCTGCGTATTTGAAAGAGAAACACGTTATCCACCCGTACGACCCTTCTTTGCAAGCACGCGCAGCAGGCGAAGATATCGGCGGTACGTTGTCGATTGAGCAACGCGAACAGTTGATTCGCGCTAAGATTATCCGCGACCAAGCAATGATGATTGAGAATCGCATTGAATGGATGTGTTTCCAAGCACTTGCCGCTGGCAGTCTGCATATTAAAAGTGCGATGTATCCTGATACTACGGTTGATTATGGCCGTAACAGCGACTTGCAACTCACTACCGCTGGTACTGGCCTATCATGGGGTAATACCAACAACAACCCGCTTATGTTGGTTCAAGAAATTTCAGACCGCGTGTACGACAAAGGACGTGGTGAAGTAGATACCTTGATTGTTGGTAGAACTGCCGCGCAAAACTTCAGACGTTGGTTTGAACACAAAGACCGTGCTTTCTTGTTGGATAACAACTTCAGAGGTTCGGATTTGAAGACCAATATCATGAATGCTGGAGAAGTACGCGGTGTCGGTTTGATTGGTACATTTACTGCCACAAACGGTACACGCATTGAGGTGTGGAGTGATAACCGCGCATATCAGGATACCGACGGCACGTTCAAACGCTATTTGGGCGATAATGAAGTAATCGGTTTCGATAGTAACGCATTCATGGGCGTTCAAGCCTTTGGTGCAATCAAAAACGGCGAAGCTCGTTATCAACCAATGCGTGTATTCCATTCTGAATACACTTCGCAAGAGCCGCGTGATGTTTACCTGTTGTCTGAATCAGCACCGTTGCCGATTGTGTTGAATCCTGACGTAACTTGCCGCGTTCTCAACGCTAACTCTTAACCTTCAACAAACAGTTGGGATTTTATAATCCTGACTGTTTTATTCCGTAATAGAAAAGGAACTAATCATGTTTAAAATTATTGCAGCAGCAGCATTTGTCAATGACGCAGGAGTGTCTATCCATGTTGGTGATGAAACCACAATTTCAGCAGAACTGTTGGCCGAACACAACCGACTGTGTGATGAATATGGCATTCCGAAGCATCAAGTGCTTGAAGAAGTTGAATACAAAGAGCCTGAAGGCGGTGAAGAGAAGTCAAAACGTGGCCGTAAACCAAAGGCCGAACAGAATCCTGAAGGTGGCGAAAAAACCACTGAAGGTGGCGAACAGAATCCTGAAGGTGGCGAACAGAATCCTGAAGGTGGCGAAAAAACTACTGAAGGCGAACTGTAATCGGGTTCTAAGTTATGGCTTTTGATTTTCTCAAAGAGAAGAAAGCCGCGCGGCAAGTCTTACATGAAAGGCTTGCCGTTTCTTCTAAGCACATATCGGCGGCAACAGGGCGCGTTTCAGATTGCAGGGTGCGCGTACACACTCGAATCAATCTGATAGGCGATGTGGATTATCAAGGCTTTGCTGAAATGTCGGAAGGTGTTGTAGTTGTTTTATGCACGATTGCTGAAGCCCGCGCATTGAATTTTTCGCCTAATGACAAAATCATATACGACGGAGAAGAATACATATTGCATACGCAAATGGACGATGACCGTGTGTATATTGAGAAATGGCAAGCAACACATAATCGCAGGGAATATCCATGATTGATATTGATTTGCGCGATTTAGTAGCGTTTGATGAAATGCTCGCACTGTTTCCCGATAGGGTGCAGCAAGCGGCATCAATGGCTATTAACCAAACAGCCAAGCGTGAAGCCCTTGGTAGGGTTAGAAAGGATATGCGCAAACAGATTAACTGGAAAGAATCATATCTATCAGACCCTAAGAAAACAGGTATTGGTAAACTAGCAAGCAGAACACACTTGGAAGCAACTATTTACGCGCGGGATAGGCCAACAATGCTTAACCGATTTAGACCTAATCCAAACCTGATACCTGCTAAGGGTAAGCAGCAAAGAGGTGTAACGGTTAGGGTTAAGCCGAACAATACGAAGGTTTTGCGTAAGGCATTCGTGGTGGCACTTGGTAAACGTAAAAATTCAGACGATGTTGCAGACGGTAAACGTAAGAACATAGCCGTAATGATGCGAACAAAAGGTGGTGCAAGTGAGCCGCCAAAAGGTATTACGCATGGTGGTGGTAGGTATATAAGCAGTATGAGGGCTTGGTTGTTATACGCACCATCCATAGACCAAGTAATGCAGGATACCGCTGAACGAAACGCTGATAAAATAGCGCAATATTTGCAGACTGAATTTCTGCGGCAATTTGAAAGACTAGGGAAATAAAATGGCAGACTATAAACGCTTGGCCGCTTTAAAAACGCTTTGCCGTCTAATTGAGCAAGAAGTAGGAATTAAGGCGTATCGTGGTAGGCAGGTGGTTGGTACGGATATTCCTTTACCCTTTGTTGTAATCAATGAAGCCATCCGCGCAGGGGATTCACGAACGGTTGAGGAGGAAGCCCGTAACAATCGCTTTGACCGTGTGGATTTCCTGCTATCGGGTTATGCAAAGCCTAACAGCGTGGAAAATCCAATGGATACCGCTTATGAGTGGATTGCTAAGATTGAACAGGCATTTGCCAAAATTCATGAAATCAATCCGACAAACGGTACTGAAAAATATCCCGAATGGTACAATCTAGGCAATCTTGTAACAAAATTTGTCTACAACGCGCCTGTTGCACATAATCCGCCTAATGAAGTACAATCAAACTCGTATTTCTACATTTATTTTTCATTTCACGTCGGGTATGATGCGCGTAATCCGTATCAATCGGACAATTAAGTAACTATCTGAAAGGATTAAACTATGGCAATCACACGCGGTAATACCACCGACTATTTGATTCCTAACGGTATGGTTGATTTCAACCGTTTTCCAATCGTAAACGGCGTGGAGCGTAAAGACCTTGCCAAAGGTTTGCGTTATCTCGGTGCAAGTAAGGAGTTCAACCTTTCGATTGAATCTGAAACAATCGAACATCAATCGTCTGAATGCGGCAAAAACGTCGTTGATGAAGAGTTTGTGAAAAGCACCAAAATCAGCGGCAGCTTGGTTATTGACAACATTTCCGCCGAAAACTTGGCAATGTTCTTTTCGGGCGATGTTACCAATGCCATTCAGACTGCCAAAACAGGCGAAAAAGATATTATCAAGGTTATGCCTGGACTGGGCTATCGCTTAGGAGCTACGCGCCAAAATCCGAACGGCGTATTCGCAGCAGTAATCACTAAGATTGAAACCTTTGCCAATGAAGCCAACGCCCGCGCAGGAGCGTCTAAAGTTGCCGACTTGGTAGCCGATACCGACTACTCTTTCAATGCCAACCAAGCCTATCTGATGATTGGGGATAAGAAATCCACGAACAAGATTGCCGATGAAGGTACTTGGATTGTGGTTACTTATGACCTGAAAGCGGCTACTCGTAACGTGGTGGTTAGCAAAGGCGATAGCTACACAGGCGAATTGTACTTCAGAGGTTGTAACGTGCGCGGCGAAAACCGCTGGTATCGCATCCCCCGCGCTAAACTGGAAGCCAACGGCGATTTCAGCTTGAAAGGCGGTGAAGACTATACGTCCATGTCGTTTACAGTAACGGTGTTGAAAGACAACGACGACCCGACAATGCTGTATTCCAACGGTACGCCCGTATTCAGCTAACGTTTGAAACTTGCGTGAATAAGGCCAGTCTGATACCATTCAGACTGGTTTTTTTTATCACTAAAAGGAAATGTAATGAAAAACGCGAACATTGATTTTTCAGGCGTGGTGTCTGTAACCAAAATCGTGCATGGTGTGGAAGTACGCGGTTTGAACTTTGCCGATTTGTCCGCGCAATGGCAGACTAACGGTACGCGCTTGATGGATGCTTACGACGAAATTGTGGCAGCAGGTGCAAACACTGAAGACGTGATGAACTTGGCTAATACCTTCATCAAACACGCGCCCGACTTGGCAAGAGCCGCATTTTTGGCCGCTATCAATGATGATGGTAGTGTTCATGCCATTCAAAAACCGAACACGCCTGAAGGCAGCCAAGACCCGAACGACTATCTGCAATTAACCGCAGGGGAAATTTGGGATACACGCATGAGCATTGGTAAACAGGCCGACTTCATTATGGCGATTATTGAATTGACTATGGCTGAATCAGACACGCTAAAAAAAAGTCTGATGAAATTCATGCAGAAGAGCCAAGCACCGAACACGTTAGCGCAGCAGGTGCGGATGAATATCACGAAGTAGAAAATTTCATGTTGTCTTTAAGGCGGGATGTGAGTGTATGCCTAGCAAGCGGCCACTCGCAAGCCCGCCTTTATTCACTTATAATGTTGCGGAACGAAGCGGAAATCATACGCGAACGCAGGCGGCAAGACTTTATTTTATATGGAGTTTTGACAAAGTTAGTTAATGATGCGGGCAATACCGATATTGCTGAAAAAGACCGAAAAGCATTGCATCACGAACTAACCAATATGTTTAAACAAATAGGGCTTGGATATTATGGCTGATTTAAGAAGTGTCGAACTACAAATCCGTGCAACCGACTTATCGGGTAAAACGATTAAGGATGTTCGTAAAAATATCAATGAATTGAAAACTACTCTTGAAGCGCAGGCGAAAGCGTCTTTGCGCGGCAAGACTGATTTCAAAAAATACGAACAGGGTTTGAAAGACCTTGCATCTGCCGCCGATAAGCTGGTATCCTTGCAGGGTATTGCTGGCAAATTGAGCAAGATGAATGCTGCGTATGCCGAACAAACGGATAAGTTGAAAGCGGCATCAAAAGCCTATGATGACTTGTCTGAAAAAATCGGCAAAACAGGCGTACCGACTAAAGCGCAGGCTACGCAGCTTGAACGTTTGCACAAAGCCCAAAGCAAGATGGCTGAAAGTGCTGAAAAGGCTAAGAATGCCTATGAAGCCCAGCGCATTGTTGCCGAACGCTACGGTATCAATACCAAAAACATTTCAGCGGCGCAGGAAGAACTCAATAAAAGCCATCAAAGAACGCTTCAAACCATCATCAACCTACGCAATGCCAAAAACAGCCTTTTGGCACAAAATGCCATTGGTATCCGTGATGCACAAGCCGAACAAGCGAACATCAAACGCAATAATGAGTTGCTGCGTAAGAACATCCAGCTTTGGCAGGAAAACGTCAAGGCTATTCGTGCCGCGCGTGCTGAAGCAGCCAAGAATCAACAAAGCCGTAATGAAGCCTTAAACCAACAACGCTTGGCCGAACAACGCTTGGCCGAACAGCAAGCTATTCTGCAATCGCGTAGGAATGTAATCAACGCTTCCAAGCAGCCATTGTCTAGGCAGGTTATTACCGCTCGAAATGAAGCCGACTTGGTAAATACCACTAATTCTGCCCGCGTATCGAACAGCCTTCGTGGTAACAATCTCGCAGGTACAATGACCAATATCGCTGCATCTGTACGCGCATCACAAACGGCCATTAGAGGTTCGGTGCGTGATGTGCAGCAGCTTACGGATAGACTAAAAGCCTTGCGTGAAGCGCAGAAACAGATGATTGCCGTTGCATCCAATATTGATGCGTTTAAAAAGCAATCGGAAGTAATGCACAATCTGAAAGCTGAATATACAGCCTTGCACCAAAGATACCATGCTTTGAATAACGCAATGCGCGATGGCAACGTAACTGAAGCGCAAGTACGCCAACTGGATAACTTGGTAGCACGGCTGAATAAAGTCGGTTCGGCCTATGCGAAGCAGAAAGTTACTGTTGCCGCATTATCACGCACATTGTCTGCCAGCGGTGTGAACGTGGATAAATTAGCGCAAGCTGAAAGCCGATTGACCGCAAATGCCACACGCAGCGCAGCCGCATTGAAGGGGCTTGAAAGAAACTTGGCAGCAGTGGCGGCAAACGGCGATAAATCAGCACTCATGATGGCGCGTTTCGGCAACAGCAGCCGTAGTGCGCTTGGATTCATGCAACGCTTGCGCGGTCAAATTATCGCCCTAACAAGTGCGTATTTTGGCTTAAACGGTGCAATCCAACTGTTCAAACAGGCGATTGAATCAGGCCAAGAGGGCATGGTTCTTAAAATCCGAACTGAAGTTTTGGCCGATAACTGGAAAACTTCAGCAGATGACTTGGAAGCATATTTCAGAGGAACTGCCGAACGCATGGGTTTGGTGCTTTCCGACGTTATTCAAGATGCGTCCAAGTTGTTTGTAGCGGCTAAAGAAAACGGCTTTGATGTTAAAGAAGCCCAATATGTGTATGAGCAGTTCGCTGGTTTGGGGCAGTTGATGGGTGCTGATGCCGAAACGCAAAAAGGTATCACAAAAGCCCTAAGCGATATGTTCTCAAAAGGCACGATTCAGGCTGAAGAGTTGAAAGGTCAATTAGGCGATAGATTGCCTCAAGCCCTAGCCTTGTTCTCAAAAGCCACTGGCAAATCGAACGCCGAATTGCTGAAGATGATGGAGAACAGCGAACTTACTGCCGAATATATCCTGAAAGCGGCAAAAGTAATCGAAACGCAATACGGCACGCAGATGGAGAAGATGTACCATTCTTTGGCAGCCGAACAAGCGCGGGCAAACAACGCATGGAAAGACTGGTTACGCATTATTTCCGATGCGGGTGTGTTGGAGAACTTCAAATCCTTACTGGTTCAAATTACAGACTTCTTACGCAGTGAAGAAGGTAAACAGTGGGCTTTGAACATTGCAGCCGCTTTGAACAAAGTCATTGATGCTCTCAAATGGTGTGTAGACCATGTGAATCTACTGGTTATTGCCTTTGGTGCTTTAATGGCCGTAGGCGCAGTGCAAGCCTTTGCAAGCATGGCAATCGCTGTACGGATGTTGGCAGCAAATATCGGTATTGCCTTGAAGACGATGGGTAATATCGGTGCTAAATTCGGCTTGGTATCCACGAACGCAGCGGCGGCAGGTGTTGGAATACGCGGTTTCGTAAACGGCATTGGTGGGCTGGTTAAAGGTTTAGCGCGTGCGTTTATTATTTTTGAAGCTATCGCAGCCATTATAAAAGGCGTGGTGCGCGGTTTTGAGCGGGCTACTGGTTCAACAATCGAACTTAACGATGTACTGGGCGTTTTAGGCGATGTATTCTTCCTAATCGGCGAAGTTATCGGCACGGTATCTGAAGTTATCGGCACGGTGTTTGAAGGTGTAACTGAAAACATTGCAACAGTAACTTCGTTTATTGTCGGACTGTTTACCGATGCTGAAGAATCGGCAGACAAATCGAACGACAATATCGCAGATTCTTTCAGAGACGGTGCTAAGAAGTCTGAAAGCACATGGGTTAAAACACTTCGTGTCATCACTAAAGGCTTGGATGCCCTGCGCTGGGCGGCCAAGTCCATTGTCAAATACATGGTCGGTTGGTTTACATGGGGTTTTGCCAAGATTAAAGGCGAAGCCGCCGTTATGCCTGAATTTGCCAAGATTGCTGAAGAAGTTGCAGGCGAAGTTGCCAAAGACGGTGCTGAAGCCCGATTGGAACAGCACTTGAAAGAACAGGCTGAAGCCAAGAAACAAAACAGACCATTTGCCGACAAAACGCAAACGCCTGAAGAACGCGCCATTGCCAAGCGGCAGGAAGAACTTGCCAAGCTGGATGAAAAGGTGCAAAAAGCCCGCGAAAAGGCTGAAAATGCAAGACGGAAGGCTGAAGAGGAAGCTCTCAAACGCTTAGAGAAGGAATTAAGCTATGAGAAGATGATTCAAACGCTGATTGACCGTAGGAATGGCAAGAACACAGACCCGTCAATCGGACGGCATAAATCATTAGGCGATTGGTATCGTGCTGAATACAACAAAATAAAAGCGCAGTATGCAGGCAATGACCCGTTTTCCGATGTAGCTACCACTAAGGATGAAGAAGCCGCGAACACGCAGCTTGAAGCCGCTAATTTGCAGCTTCAGGCCGCACAAACACGGACAAATAGTGCAGCAACATCCTATGGTGGTAACAAAACTGTTCAAACGCCGATTGCTAAGTCTTTGGCACAAATTAAAGGCGCAGCAAACGGAAGCAGTGCGGCCAAACTACCTAGCGAACTCGCTATCAGCGGTGGTGTATCTGCTTTCAGCAAAATAAACAAAGCGGCTGATGTTGCAACCAAACAGACGACTAAAGCCCTAAACGGCCAAGTCAAAGCTGTTACTGATTACACTGGCAAATGCGCCCGTTATGTGAATGATGCTTTCCGAAAAGCTGGATTCGTCATGAGTGGGAATGGTGCAGATGTTGCCCGTAACGCAATTAACAGCAAGCAAGGCTTCCAAGAGGTTAAATACGATGCCAACTATGTGCCGCAAAAAGGCGATATTATGTCGCTTCCGCGCGGTTTCGGCCAAAGCAGCAAATACGGCCATGTGGCAGTATTTAACGGTACTCATTGGGTATCCGATGCCGTGCAGCGTGTTCGCGGGAATACAGCAGCCACGAATGATGTGTCATGGGCTAATATCAAAAGCGGTAAGTCCAAACCAACCATTGCCCGATATACAGGCGTTAATGGTGGGATTATCACGTCAAGCAGCCAAAAAGCACCTGTAATCAAAACGCAGTCGGTTAGTGTTGAGAACAGCGGAAGCCGTCAAGACAAGGCTTTAGCTTATTATCAGAATCAGACCAAGCGTTATGAGCGTGAGCTATCCAATACCAAGCAATCAGGCCGTGATTATGACGTTGAAGAGAAGATTGAGCAGCTTAATGCCCGCGTGAAGGCTGAAGCGGCGGAAGCCCTGAAAGACCTGTATAAAGCAATCGGCGTGAATGGTGTCGAAGGTTTGATTAACCGCAAACCTGAAGATATATCGGTGGATTTATCCAATAGCACTTTGGATGAAATCATAGACGGCTTCAAAAACCTGATGCAGCCCGATATTGACAACAAAATCGCTAAATCTTTGGAACTGATTGCGCTTGATTATGCGTCTTCCAAAGGCGGCACGATTGATGAAGCACTTGAGTGGTCTAAACAGTTTGAGCCGCAAATGCGGAAATATGCCGAACTTTCAGCCCAAAAGGAAATGGAAGGCGCGGTGGATGCGTTTACAGCTTCAATGGAAGCCGAACGCAAACGCATGGAAGAAGAGTTCAAAAACATGGCAGAGTATGTGGCAAGTGCTACATCTCGCGGTGCTATGGCGGTTAAAGACGGCCAAGACTTAATTGCTACGCATAGCCAACGTTTCGCAGACGGCATGGCAACAGCCCGCGCAAAACTAGACGAACTGGTAAACTCAAAAGGTTTTAGCTCGTTATCAGGTTTGCAGCAAGCGGCTATATTGAATCAGCGCGAACAGTTGAATGCAAGCAGTGCCAAGTCTACCAACAATCCGCAAACGATTGCCGCTGATGCTGCTATCAAAGAGCATATTAACGCCATCAATGCCTTTATCCAAAGCAAGGATGACTATATCCGCCTGTTGAACAATATGCAGGCAAGCGGTGCAATAACCGTTGCACGGCGTGAACAGCTTGAGATGGAATACCTATCCAAAGCTGAAGCTAAGATGAAGTCTTATACGGAAACTTCGCGCGAACTGATGCTAACGCTCGGAGATAAAGCATCAGTTGAAAACCTTGCCGAACTCGCAGCCGTAACAGACGAACTTAATGCCAAGATGCAGCAAACAGAGTTTCATGCCAAGTTCATGAATGAAACTTATCAACAGCTTGGAAAAGGTGCTGAAGTAGCGTTTGATGCCGTAGCCAAAGGCATTGCAGGCATGATTACAGGCGAAATGAACGCCAAAGAAGCCTTGCAAAATCTAACGCTGGCCTTCGCGCAGTGGGCGGCTGAAACCTTGCAACACTTGGCAAAAGTCATCCTTCAACAGTACATAAGCTACGCCTTATCAAACGCACTTGGTATGGGTAGCGGTGCTGGATTAGGTAGTGTTGCCAGCGGTGCTTTAGCCAACCTATTTCATACAGGTGGCTTGGTAGATGGCGGCGGACGTGGTATGAATAAGCGTGTCAATCCGCTTGTCTTTAAAGGGGCTACACGCTACCATACGGGCGGTATAGCTGGGCTTGCACCAAACGAAGTCCCTGCGATATTGCAGAAAGGGGAAGAGGTATTGACCGCTGACAATCCACGTCATAGGAATAATTATCGCGGCGGTGGACAAGCTGATAACGGTGGAATCACGCTAATCAATACGTTTGACCCTGTTGATGCAATTACAAAAGCTCTTGCCAGCACAAGAGGCCGTAAAATATTGGTTCAAGCATGGCAACGTGAACGAAGTAATTTTAAATAGAAAGGTTTATTTATGGCTTATGTAACGGGTACTGCTAACCATGCAGGGGATTTGTTGCTTAAATTGGAAGCATTCCTGACAACAAATCCCGACCTTGTTGCTAAAAATCAGGCGTGGTTGTCGTTAAAAGATTCAACAGCCGCGCCTTATAACAGTAACTATACGCCGAATGCAACAGGCACTTGGCAACTTCAACGATATTTTGTCGGCAAGGGTATTAACCGAACAGATACCATTGTTGCACCAATGGCACTTTTCGTTAATCAAACCAATAGCTTGTACAGCTTATGTGCGTTTCCTGCGCGTGGATATGACAAGTCAAAAGGTGTGAGCCAACAATTTCAAGGTGTTGTTTCGGAAGAAGTTAATCCAAGAACATCCATTCCTTTGTGGAATAATAAAATCCAATACTGGTTCTTTGCCAACAGTCGGCGGTTTATTGTTATCGCCAAAGTAGCTTCACGCTATATGAGCCTGCATTGCGGTTTCATCATGCCAAACGGCACTGATACAGAATATCCATATCCGTTGTATGTTGGAGGAAGTACCAATAGTGAAACCATCAACTATCAATACAACGACAATGTAACAAGTGATGGTCAAACTGTTGGTTCGTTTTGGAATCCAACAGCGAGTAGGATTGATGACAAGATAAGCAGTGGCAGCCTAATGATGCCAAGCGGCCAGCTATACTTTGCCAATACGCCATACCATAAATTTGTTTACAATTCACGCGGCAACGAATTATGGCTTGAGCCGTATATACAAAACATCAACATTCAGAAAACGGTGGACGGTCAATATCTGTTAATGCCTATCGAGTTTATAGCAACTGTAAACAGTTCGGCATCTTTGGGCTGGTTAGACGGCTGTTACTGGGTATCTGGTTTTGAAAATTCCCCTGAAAATATTATTACTGTTGGAACAGACCGCTACATCTGCTTCCCATCAATGATTGAAAACGGCGTAAACAATTTCTGCGCTATTAAAATGGAGTAATATAAATGGCTTATGAAAAAGTAACATCACGAATTACTACGCCTGCCGAATTAGCGTCTGCTGTTAAAGCATTTGCATTAAAACATGGGGATTTTACGGATTCAGGTCAATTCAATTCTCAAAGTGAGTTTTGTCTGCGCCATAAAGACGGTCAATTCTTCACGTTTAACTTCAAACCAACATCCATTGAAATGTTTATGCGTGATGCCAAACCTGCTAACGCAAATTACAATCAAGATGTCGGACGTTTTAATGAAGATGTTAAATTCAATTTAGGTCTTACAACAGGTTTGGTGTACCCGCTAATTGCTACTCATTTAATCAAAGCAGGTGGTGTTTATGTGATGGTAAATGAGGTTAAAACGGGTATATTCAGGCATACTGTTTTTGGCAAACTGGAAACTTTCGGACTTGCAAATGCAGGGGAAATTGTAGGCGGTACTGGTAATTGGGGGCAGTATCAAAACAACCAATATACAAATGGTTCATATCATAGTGGTTTTAAACCAAAAGAAATCAATGTTTATAATGGAACAAATGTTTCATACCTAAGCCATCCATTCATATCAAACTACTATACTGGGTTAAGTTTCGATTACAGCGGCAGTACATATGTTAGAGGCGGGAACGGTTTATATCATGCAGCTTCTAGGTGTTTTTCAGGTTCAGACCCAACAAACATGAGCTTTGTTTTCTGGAAACTTCCTGTAATGTATTTGAATGGAGCAAACCAACATAACGGGCGCACTGGAATCTATCCGTTATTAGGCTTACGCGCTGAAAAAAATGCAGGATATTACAGAAGTACGCCATCAAGACCTATGGTTTATTCAGACCATATCGCCCATGTTGCAGTCGATAACATTGCACCTGAAACCGTAATCAATGATGAATGGATATGCTTCCCAGTCATTACACGATTATTGAGTACCAATCTAGAGGTGCTGACTATGGGTGCTGGTATCGCCTATAAGATTAAGTAGAGGTTTTTTGAATGGCTTACATAAGAAACGGATTAGTCGTATGGCCTGATGTAATTCCCGAAAAATACAGGTATCGAACGTTTAACAGTGCGCTTTCAGGCTATCCGATTTTTCCAAAAGTGGTGCGTCTGAAAGGCAGTGTTACAACCGATGCAGCACCTATTCAAATGCTTCCGATGGAAAGCGGAAAGTATTTGAATCATGGTGCTTTTGCACAGTTTTATTATCACTTGATACCGTCTACAACGGGCTTTTCACTAGGTGTCGTTACCGGCGATAAAGTGGAAAAGATGTATGTTTTCAACGGCTTCTTTGAGGATGTATCGCTAACGAACATCAAACTGAATAATTTGTTTGGTGTTGAAGTTAAGGTAAAAGGCAGTCCGACACTACCTGTTGCCATCAAACCGTTATCAAGTGTTGAATTTGAAATAAAGATTTCTTCCAAAGGTTCTGCTGTTGTAGATGGAACGGTTGAATTGTCATTCTCAAACGGATACAAAAACATAATCCGTTTTGAAGGCACACGTTTAATCCTTTGGAAGTTTCAGCCTAACTGGGTGCAATCGGTGCGTGAACAGTTTGAGTACAAGACCGATATTATGACCAGTTATAGCCGTAAAGAGCAGCGACGCGGTTTTATGGTACAGCCAAGAAGACGCATGGCGTTTACCTGTAATCCGAACAGAAACGGCCTGCAAGACCTGCGGAATATTATCCATAACTGGCAGAATAAAGCGTTTATGATGCCGCTATGGTGGCAAAATCCAAAATTGGTAAATCCAGCATCCAAAGGCGATAAGGAAATAACGATAGACAATATTGGTTTGTACGATTTCGTTGTCGGCGGCAGCCTAACGTTATGGCAATCTCAAACACTAAACGAAGTATTGGAAATTGCCGCAATAGACGGCAACAAAATAACGCTTACAACGGCCATATCCTACGACTTCCTAGCGTCTGCTACTGTTTACCCATCATACGTTGCAAGACTGCCTGAAGAGGTTGAATTGTCGGTTATCACGTCCGAACTGGGCGAAATTGAACTGGAAGCAGTGGCCGACCAATCGCAGTTAAAAATTAAGATGCCTGAAAGCGGCTTTACGCCCGATAAGATGTACAAAGGCGTTGAAGTCTTAGAACGCAAGCCTAACTGGGCTGACCCATTGACCGAAACATATCAGGCCAAGATTGAAGAACTGGACTACGGATACGGCGTTAGGCAATATCTGCCACATCAAAGCCCATCATTGGTACAACGTGAGATGCAATACCTTCTTACTTCGTATCAGGATATTGTTTGGTGGCAGGCGTTTATCCATAGGCAGAAGGGTGCGTTAAAGTCATTCTATGTGCCATCCCATGCCTGCGATTTGCGCTTAGTTGCCGATATAAAATTCGGCGAAGCCAAGATGTATGTATCTGATGAATATTTCAGCAAGATAGTTGGAAATTCGCGTGAAAGACAGCTTTTACGTTTACAAACCAAGCAAAAGGTGTATTATTTGACCGTGTTATCCGTACAGGGTGTTTCGGAAGGTGCTTTGTTGGTAGTAGATGTTTCGTTTGATGCCAACATTCCAATCCAAGACGTAACGCAAATCAGCTTTATGCAGCGTATGCGTTTTGCATCCGATACGGTTGAATTTGACTATCAAACACACGATAAGGCAATACTGAATATCGTGTTGCAACAGCTTAGGGAAATTTGATGACGACTTATAAGCAGTTTGAAATATCAGTTGATGACGGCCTGCCTGTTGAACTGTATGAAATCGCGTACAGTTCAAAGGTTTGGCGTTATACGACAAATGTTGAAGATGTTGATTTTGAAGGCAATAAATACTTCGCCATTGCCATTAAACGCGGGGAAACGGAAGACAACAGCGATGCAACTAAAGCCAACATGGAAATCCATATTGCTAGGGATAGCGAAATAGGCAGCCTGTTTACCGTTACCGCACCAAGTGAGCCGATAACCATCACGATTAGGCAGTATCACGCATTGCTTGGATACCAACAGCCTGATAAACAGGTTATCGCTGTTTGGAAAGGCCGTGTTACCAATGTTTCATGGCAAGGCTCGGAATTGGTATTGACCGCCGAAAGCGTATTCTCTTCCATGCTTCGTTTGGGTGCTACACGGAAGTACAGCCGTATGTGTTCGCATGTGCTGTATGGCGAAGCGTGTGGTGTAAACCGTGCGAACTTTACAACCGAACAAATACCTGCTTCCGTTGTTGGCACGGTGCTTAGTATCCAGCACAATCAGGATGCCGACTGGTGGGCTGGTGGATATATCAGCTATACCAATCATGAAACGGGTGCTGCTGAATTCAGGCAAATCGTGGCATCCACGCCGAACACGATAACGCTTAACAGTATTCCAATCGGCCTAAAAGCAGGTGTAACGCCTGTTAAGCTGTACGCAGGCTGCGACCACAGATTGCAAACCTGTAAGGCTAAGTTCGATAATGCGGCAAACTACGGCGGACAACCCTTCATTCCGCTGAAGAATCCGTTTGGCGGCAGCAACTTATATTAGAAAGGAACTATCAAGATGATATGGGCTAATCTCGCCTACGCATTGGTCATGATGGTGTTGAGTTATGCCATCTCGTACTACACGGCTCGCAGGGCGCAGAAAGACAATAATGCTACGGCAGGTGCGCTTGATGTACCAACGGCTGAAGAGGGTAAGAACATACCTGTTGTCTTTGGTACGGTGTTTATCAAAGATGCTAACGTGATTGACTACTTCGATGGAAAGGTACATGAGATAAGGGCTAATGACTAAGCTGTATATCCATCATTTGCACGAACTTGGTTATTGCAACAACGGGGCGCGTGAGATAGCAAAAATGTATAATTGGGATTGGTACGACTTTCTGCAAAACGGGATAGACGTATCAATCCTAATTGCATCTGATGATGCCTATGCCGTGCAAGCGGCTAATTATGTGATTAAAAAGGAAACTGACAATGGGAATGAAGAAAAAGAACCCAGTGATAGGCTATCACTATGAGCTTGGTGTGCAAATGGCGGTAGCCCATGCACCCGTAGACAAGATAACCCAACTCTCGTTTGGCGAACGCACGGCGTGGACTGGCAGCGTATCAAGCGGCGTTATTCCAGTAGACCAACCTAATTTATTCGGCGGCGAAAAGCGTGAAGGTGGTGTGAGCGGTACGATTACCGTTTATGACGGCAATAAGCTGCAACAACCTGACCCGTATGTTCAACTGTTTCGCGGCGATACGTCTGCGCAGCGCGGATTATTGAGCCTTGTATTCGGTAATCAGGGGCAATCATTTAGTCATCAAATACGGTCAATAAATTTCAACAATTCAACCATTAGCGCAGCTTTTGAAGAGAAGCTGGGCTATGAACCTAAAGGCTTGCTGACGACTACGGCCAACGATATGACTAAAGAGCAAGCCTTGACGTATATCAGCAACTTCTTTTCAGGCATCCTGCCGTACAACGAACCGCCTTCCAAAGATGCAAGCGGACGTGAGAAGCAAGGCACTTACAGACAACCTTTGGAAGAACAAAAGGCCGTCTATGGAACATATCGCGCCGTAGCCTTGATGTATGCCTACCGCTCGTTTGTACTTGGTAACTTAGGTAACAATCCGAAAGTACGGGCTAGTGCTGATGAATTTTTCGGCAACTTGGTTAGGGATACTGTTGCTAATTATCGGAATACCAATCCTTTCCGCTGGTGTGCCATGAGTCCATACTTTAAGTCGGTATGGGTGCGCGTACAGTCTATTTTCGGTATGTGGCGTGATAATAACGTTTGGTATCCTGATAAAGCAGCAATACGCGGCTCGAACTTCACGGCTGATAACGGTGCATCCATTGAGATACTGGATATGAATCCAGCCCATATCATCTACAAGGTGCTAACCAATCCAGTTTGGGGCATGGGATACAACACACACGATATTGACGATAATAGCTTCAGAAAAGCCGCCGATACATTGTATGAAGAGAAATTCGGCATATCGCTGGCATGGCGCAGGGAAACAACCATTGAAGATTTTATCGCCATGATACTTGATACGATAGATGCCGCTTTGCGGATTAACGTATTGAGCGGAAAGTATGAGCTAATCCTAATCCGTAATAATTACAAGCTGGCAGACTTGCCGATACTTGATGAAGATTCCATTGTCGAACTTAACAAGTTTGAACGTGCATCATGGGCGGATAGTCCTAACGAATTAGTGCTTACCTACAAAGACCGCAATGAAAATAATGCGGTTGTTACGGTGCAAAATTTATCGGCCATCAACATTCAAGGCAACGTAATATCCAGCACTCAAACCTATGAAGGTGTGCATGAGCCTGAATTAGCGGCTAGGATTGCTGCGCGTGAGTTAAATGCCATGAGTACGCAACTTGCCAAAATAACCATTACTACCAACCGCACGGCATTCCTTCTTCAGCATGGCGATGTATTCAATCTGCGCTGGCCTGAATTGGGGATTGAGAACCTGCCATGCCGTGTATTGAACGTTGCCAAAGGGGAATTTGACAACGGGGAAATTGTGATTGATGCCGTTGAAGACGTGTTCGGTATGCCGCAACAAACCTACATCAAGAAGCAGGATACGCTTTGGGATAATACGAATCCAATGATTCCGTTGCCTGTTAGCAAGTACAAGCTGCACGAAGCTACCTACTATGACGTGATGCAGGAATTAGGTGGTGCGCCGACCGGCAACAAGGATACGGTAACGTTTATGAAGGTGTTGGCCGAAAAACCGTCTGATTCAGCGTTATCGTTTGACTTGTTCTCAACCAATAATACAAGTAATGGTTGGTCTGCCGCCGAATCGGGCATGGAATTTACCCATTCCGCAACGATATTGGATGCTTTAGATAAAATAAAAGATAGATTCTACATTACATGGGATGGTGTAATTCAAAATGAAAACGAAGTGAAAACATCCAAAACAGGCGTATATTTGGCCGTGAATGACGAATTGATGGCTATTGAAGGCTTGGATATAAGGAACGGGTTAATTGTTGTAAAACGCGGTATTTTGGATACCATTCCTCAAGAGCATCCGTTAAATTCAACAGCATGGCTCGTTATGCCTACCGCTGCAACAGATTCAACCGAACGAACAATGAATGAGCGTGTTCGGTATAAAATGCTGACCAATACCATGCGCGGTAGACTGCCGATAGATAGTGCGCCAACTGCTGATACAACAACAGTTGGACGGCAAATCCTTCCATTTCCACCTGCAAATGTTCGTATTAACAATCAGCGCAATATAACGTCTATTGGTAAAAAGGATAATCTGAAAATTGACTGGGTGTATCGCAATCGTCTGTTGGCCGAACCTACGTTAGGTTGGTATGATAACAACGTGGCAAGCGAACCTGAAGTCAAATACCATTTGACTATTTACAACATGGCAAACAATGGTGTTGTGTATAGCAATCAGCAAATAGCAGCCAACACGATAACCGTTAATCCGCCTTCTAAAGTTGAATATGTAACGTTGCCAAGCAATTTGGAAGCAGACTTAATCTACCATTACAACGGTACTGCACAAAAACAACCGAACAAAGGCTCGAACAACAAACTGCTTGACTATACACGAGATAGTTATTATGAAAGAACTTATCAAGGTAGTGATGTAATTTATCTGTATAGGATTTCAGCGCGTGGTTATATCACGCTTCCTAATGATGAAAATTTAAGCAGCCCGTATCTCACTATCGGCCTTAAATTTAAAACTGAATTTCCAAGCCTTCCGTTAATGCGTGTCGGTGCGCCTGTGAGCGGACAAGGATACCCGCAAACAGGCATAGCAGGACTTGAGCTTATAGATGGCAAGATTGTGGCCTATTTAGGTACATACTATACGCCGCAAGTGTTGTCGGTTTCCCATGCAATCGGCGATAAATATAAAAGCTATATGAATGCTACGGCAACGTTTAACGTATGGACTGGTACTATCAATCTATTCATTGAAGGCGAACGTGTTGCAACTTCCACGCCGTCCAATATGTACAAGGCGGCCAAGTATAATGCTCGCGGTGCTAAGAATTTGTTTGTGTACAATAACGCATCAAATATTGAGCTTTTGGCAAACGGAAATACCAATAATGGAACTACCAATCATCCGATTGTTTCCGACTTCGTGGCAACTCAAGCAGGTAAACAATACTGCCTGCAACTGTTTACAGACCGCGTATCGTCAAATGCTTTAATGAGTGTTGCCTTCTACGATAGCAACAAGCGGTTTATCAGTATTGTTCGTGAAACCAAAACACTTGCTGCTTCAGGCAATATGAATAGGGCTGTTCTCAAGGCAACTGCACCTACTAACGCAGCATTTGTCCGCTTTGCCACGCAGTACGGACAAGTAGGTGTTGGATTGGTTATGGTTTCCGAAGGTAGTACCGAACCTGCCTACAACATGGCTGAAAACGACGTATGGGGTGGTGCTGTTAAAACAGGTATTACTGTTGGCGGTATTAGCCATAATGGTACATATTATGCCACTTCGGGTACGGAGATACTGCATATGTACTGTTACAAACGCGCTATGCCGAATGATGCGGTATTAGCAATACACGCAATGGGTGGTAAAACGGAATGGCCTGATATTATCCATGTAGAGCTTAAATCGGTACGCGGGCGATACAATTCATATCAGACCTTCTACCAAGATATAACAGCCGCTTAATTATCACTGTTTTGACAATCCGTATTTCATGCTATTATGAAATACGGATTTTTCTTTTATCATTCTTTAAAGGTAACTATTGCTATGGATACGCTTAAACGTAAAATCATTGTCAATTTGGCAGCCGAACTGAAAATAGCAACTGCCATTATCATGTATGCCACAATCGCGGCAATCCTATATGACCAGCATATTGATGCTTCGTTTCTTCCGAACTATTACAGCTTTTCGCCGAAAGATTGCATTGGTTGGATAGCAGCACTCTTCATACTGGGTACGGCAAATATCATTATGATATTTTATCGTGAGTGTTATCGGTGTAGAATGGTAGCCGATTTGGTGCTGCAATTATCAGGTATGTTACTATTACTTATGGGATGGGCGTTCTTTACCAAGTATCCGCCTGCAAATATTCCCATGTTCTTCTACCCTGCATGGGGGATTGGTATGATTGTTGCTGGCAGACACATGGGAAAACGAAGTAGGGAAAAATACCAATCCCTACAACAATAACAGGGGTTATTAAATGGATTTATTAACAGGCATCAATGTAAACGTTTTAGCGGGCATGATTGCTTCTGCTTTGGCCGTTTGCGTTGGTGTGAAGATACGGGAAATCGGCCTACGTATGTACATACTGGTGCTTATCACGGCTATTCTTTGGGCGGCTGCCTTGATTGAAACATGGTTTTCGGATAGCACCTTAATGCGCTCGGCCACAGTCGGCTGGATTGTCGGATACGTTACAGACGACGTGCTGCTGACTATCAATAGCCTTCTGCCGAACTTCGTCAAAGACTTACTCAATACGGTATTGGATGGCATCCGAAAGAAGGTTACTGGATGGCTTGGTATTGACAATTCAAAGGATACAGGTTAATATTACAACCTCACTTGATGAGCAATAGTCATAGCTTTTATACCGCAGCGCAAAACGTTGCGGTTTTTTTTTATAAAGGTATTGACACGCTTCTACTTGTTAGATATTATATCAACCGTCATCTGACAACTACTCCTTTCTTTCTGCAAAAACCCAAAAGACATAACGAGTTTTATTCATTTTTATCGTTAGGTCTTTTGGGTTTTATTGACAGTAGTAATTATTGAGTGTAGTATTATCTATAACTGCTTTCACACAGTCAGTTTTCCTTTTAGGGCAACAAAAATCCCCGAACTTCTTTCATGATGTTCGGGGATTTTCTTATTTCAAACCTAACAGCTTTTCCAGTTTGCGGCTGAATTGTGCAGACAATCGGCATTTCAAGGCTGGAATATCTGGGCGTTTCTCTTTGGCTTTAGTAGCAGGGTTGATACCCATACCACCTTTACGCTGATAAGCCTGTACACGGCACAAATCGCCAATCAGCACCACTTTTCGAGTACCGATTGCTTCTTCAAGAGCGGTCAAGTAGTTGTCATATTGCTTTTCGGCTTCAGCCTGCGTAATGCCGTTTTTAGCGGCCATGAGTTTGATGAAATCCTTACGGTTTACAGTATCAGTCATGTGAATTTCCTTTTCTGATTTGGTTGTAAATATTGACTAGCGTATCCTTCGATAACGCGCATCTATTATACTTTGAAATAGTATCAACTTGCCACAAATAGTTTGCTTTTGCCGTGAGTTCGGTTATTTCCGACAAATCTTCACACGGCTGCTCCAAGTCATTTGGCAGGCGTGGCAACACTATTTTGCTGGTAACGTTTGGCAATTTGTTCGTTGAGCAGCTTGATACCATCGGCATTGTGGCAATCGCTGCTAACATAAACGCCGTTTTGCAATAGTTTCGATATTTCATCTCTTTGTTCCTTATCAGCCTTCAGGCTATCTGTAATCTGTTTCGTATGGCGATTAAAGGCAGTTTCCATGCGGTCGGCCATTGTATCGGAATAGACTTTGTTTGCTTCCGATACATCCTTCATTGCAGCCGCGTAGCCGTCCGCATATGAGGTTTTAAGGTTAGACTGATAGACTACCCTAGCCGTGATGCCTAAGCCCACGCATAGCGCAGCTACGCCCAAAACAAGGTATATTTTCCATCCTTTCATTTCATCGCCTTTGCTAGTTTGTTGTGATAGTCATACTTCACATAATTACTGCCATTATAGCCTTCTGCGAAAGCGCGGCAGTCATTAGGATTAGTCGATAGCTGTAAGAATGCGGCTCGCAGGTTGGCTACGTTGAGGATGTAATCGCGCAGCAACTCGAAGTGTACCTTCTCGCTTCGTGATGCGGCATAAAGCATTTCAATGGGATGTTTGTATCCGCACTGCTTATACCAACGGCCTAGCACTTGGAATTTACCGATTGAGATGCTTTCCAATGCAGTGAGCGGCTCTTTACCAATGGCAAGTGCCAGTTTTTCCCAGCTATCGTTTATACCGTTGTTGTTGGCATCCATTGTATAACCGCCCGATTGAGGGTTAGCGAAAATGGATACAACACGGTTTGATGCGTTACGCACCCATTGCCAAAACTTATGCCTTTCGTACAGGATTTTCGGCAAGCCGCTATTAAACCAACCGCTGCCATCACTTTCCACTTTGGCAATGGCTCGAATCTGCTTATCGGTGCTTGCGCCCAAAGAATGAGCAATATCCAATAGTTCGGCATCCGTAATCGCAGGCGCGTTTCGGCACGTCATAGCACTGATAAATTCAGCGCGTGAGGATGTTCCCCATACGCCGTCAATCTCAAGCTGCGTACCGCAATTCTCATTCAACCATTTCTGAATCCATGCAACGTCCAAGTTTCGGGCAGATGCAATTTCAAAAGCGGTCAATGCTGGTGTTTTAAATTCCATAGGTCATATCCTTTTCAGGTAAAAGAAAACGTGAGTTTAACGGCAAACTCACGCTGTTTCAAATCAAATCGAAATATCCTTGAGGTCGTCTGCATTCACTTCGGAATCAATTTGTCCGATTAAGTATGATGATATTTCAACCTCTTGCGGTGCAACCTGCACATTATCAGATGACAGCCATGCGTTAATCCATGTAATCGGATTCTGCGTGGCCTTTGGATATTGAATAGGAAGTCCGATTGCCATCATGCGCTGATTGGTAATGTATTCAACGTAGTTACATAGGATTTCCTTATTCAAACCCAACATTGAGCCGTCTTTAAACAGATATTCAGCCCATTTTTTTTCCTGTTCAACCGCCGTTTTGAAGATTTCAATGATTTCATCTTCATACTCAACCCACATATCAGCCCATAATTGGCCGTCTGCGCCTGTACGCCAAAAATTAAGGACTGTTTGTGTTGCTGATAAATGTAGGGCTTCGTCGCGGGCGATAAGTTTAATAATCTTGGCATTGCCTTCCATCAATTCACGTTCTGCGAAAGCAAATGAACAGGCAAAGGAAACATAAAAGCGGATGGCTTCCAATACGTTTACGCACACGAAGCATAAAAGCAGTCGTCTGCACAATTCAATTATATCTACCGCTTCGCCTAAGTTATAGCGCATGGCGTATTCAATCAGGTCATCATAATATTTACCGATTGCTTCTGCCCGCTTCATAATGGCTTCATTTACCATAATATCGTCTAATGGTGCAGACGGGTCGTCATACACGTTGCGAATGATGTGTGTGTATGATTTAGAGTGGATGCCTTCAAAGAATTGCCACGCATTGATAAACTCTTCCAGTTCGGGAATAGATACTAATGGTAGGAAGGCAATAGACGGACTGCGGCCTTGAATGGAATCAAGCAAGGTTTGATATTTAAGGTTGCTTGTAAAAATATGGCGTTCGGAATCAGATAGATTGTTCTTGAAATCAATCCTATCGCGCGATAAGTCGATTTCTTCAGGCCGCCAAAAGAAGCTGATTTGCCGTTCGTACAGCTTGTCGAACACTTCAAAACGTTGTCGGTCATACCGCTGCACGTTGATGTTATTGCCTAAGAACATAGGCTCTTTGGTGGCATCATTTGCCAGTTTGGGGAAAATGCTATATTCCATTTCTTTTGTTTCCTTATTTAATTGAAGATTTGCGCCATTCTTCTATGATTTTTTCAACATCTTCTTTGTTTAATGGTTTGCATGGAAATGGTAGTGCTTCCGCCTTACTCCGTAATCGCATACCCAAACCAAATATAATTTGTCTATGCAAAAACATATACAGGGCATACATTTCACTATCGCCTATTTCCAGTTGAAATTCATGCAGCGTTTTATCATCATTCCCTATTTGCAACGAACAGCCAAAACCAGCATCGCATGAAAAGTTCAAACACCCCTCATAAGTTTTGCCTGTATTCCAATATGTTATGGGAATTTCTAAATCAACACTTCCACAATCTAACGATATTTTTGTTTTAGAACCTTCACACTCTTGTATATCTTCAAACGGCATTTTCATTTCCTTATTTGATTGCATCTCTTACTGTTTCAGCAATATCATGAATAAAAGGGTCTAGGATTTCTGCAACAGCACCATCGGGAATGCAATGTTCCCATTTCATTTCAAATTCATCTACGGCTTCAATCGTCATTCGTTTGCGGCCTTTGGCTTCTATCAATTCTTTGATTAGATTTTTAATCAATGACCTTGTATCTCCAAATTTCCATGTTATTTCTTTTAGGGCATTCAGTTTGAGTTCGTTTTCACGCTCTCTTGTTTCAAGCACATCAACATCCCTTATCATTTCATCCAGCATATCGGCAATTCTTGCCCTATCTTGGAAACTGCAATCAGCATCACGAATAGCCGATACTAAATCAAAAACACTATGGATATTGGTTGAATCAATGGTTATCAAACTCATGACAAAAAAAACCTTATTTGAATTTACGGGACACACCTTGTTTTTCATCCCTTGCACGTTGTCTACGCTTGGCATTCCTGTTATATGTTGCTTGGCAGGTCTTGCAGCGGGCTAGGAAGTTCGGCTCGGTAGGGCTATATTGAAATCTGTAAGCAAAATATTCCATTGTCTTTGGGAATACTTTGCCACAATCCTTGCATTTCTTTGTTTTCACATCCATACGTTTACATCTACTCCCATTCGTTGTGCCAGTAATCGAACATAGACGATTGCATAAGCTGCATACCAATCGCCGATATACACGTTTTGCATCAAGCTAACGGCCATGTTTGCGAACTCTTCAATTTCACGATAATTGCTACCGCTTAAAGCGTATCGGCCAGTTTCATTTTTGCGCTTTTGCACGTCATCAATGAAATTCATAAATGCTGCTTTGTGGGAATTTGCATGTTGAATGAAATTGTCATCAGCTTGCAACACGCCACTACCGACCAACTGTTCAATCATAACTTCCGTGATATAGGCAATAACCGTAGTGCGGATAAATGCAATATGCACGGCTTCATCCGAACTGTTCGGATTTTTAAACACGCCGACGATTTGACTATTGATGTATTCCCTCAAACCCTCCAATGCAGGCTGCTCGAACATCTGCCTAGATTGTGCAAGCATCATTAAGTTAGCAATCCTATGGGAATCCAGTGTAGCACCAAACATGGGCGGCATGGCGTTATCAACCAACCAATCTTCTTGAGAAGTCTTGAATAAACAGACTTCAATGGCCGATTTACCCTTTCTACGAAGCGCGTTCTCCATACGCTTGATACCTTTGAGCGGCCTTTCGATTGTACTCTTAAACATTCTCAATCCCCAATTCGTCGTAAGCATCCAGCAAAACACCAATGGCATTCCACTCTTCATCTGTTAATTGTTCGGGTTTTGATGAAAAATCAGCACCTTCAAAGAATTTTGCCAAAGCACCTGCGCTTCGTATAACGGCATCAATCTTGGCCTTAGACGGCTTAAATGCTTTTGCCGTAACCTTGTTGCCGTTGTTGGCCGTTTTAACCGCTTTCAGTTTTGCACCTGCCTGTTCGCCGTCTTTACGCACGGCTTGAATGGCTACTGTTGCAGATACTTCGCCATTTTCAACCATCTTTTGCACGTCATGGTTGGATGTTGCCAGTGTGAGGTATTGTTCCACATGGGATACGGACTTGCCTACTGATTTTGCAATATCGGCGGTGCTGATATTCATTCGTTTCAGGCGCAAATAACCTTTGGCAACTTCCAATGGTTGAAACTTCAACCCTTCGCCCGAACGAAGCATCAAACCGATACGCTCTACATCCGAACCTTGAAAGTTCACGGCGGTCAGCATCAAGCCTTCAGCACCTTGTTCAATAGCCTTCAGTGCAGCCTTATGGCGGCAATGGCCGTCAATCAGTACAATTTCCCCATTATCGTTTGTACGAACTGTAATCGGCGGAATAAACGCACCTGAAAGCATTGCTTCACACAAACCATCAATGTGCTGCCGAACTTCATCAGTATCATACTCTCGAATATTGAACCCTTCCTCTTCTTTGATGGTACGCGGGTCAATTTTGTACAAATCGGTGCGTTTAACGCCTTCAACATTTTTGATATTTACTTTCATAATTCATTTTCCTTTTCTAACTTTCGATAACGGGCTTCAATGCGAAGCGCAATTTTATGGCGCGTTACCTCTTTGGATTCCTTCGGATAATAATCCTTAATGCCTATGTTCTTGGCATTCATTCTTCTGAATTTGAGGCAGTCTTCAAAACCTGCGTTTTTGCGTTTTGCCATTTACGGCCTTTCAAAACAACCAATAAATCAGAATGCTCTTTACAGACTGCAACCCTAATAAGACCGCTACATTCCATCTTCTTAATCAGCTTTCTGGTTGGCTCTGAATTGTATGAAAACCTGTCGCAGTAAAACACTGAATGCTTTTCTATGATATTCAATATTTTATCTTTGGTAATCCTAGATTTCTTCATATCGAACCTCATACATCACCTCTTTGGCCGTTGGATAATCTGCATGAGCGTCAGCTTCAGGGTCTACATAAGTTGAATGTACTTTTGCCGAAGGGTATATAAGACAACCCTCTTTACGTTTCTTCTTGGCAAATGCCCGCGCATCTGCGATTGTTTTGAAAAATTCTGATTTAACCTTACTCATTTTGACTACCTTTCATTGCTAATTCAGCACGAATCAACCATAGTTTCCATGCAAATTTAATATGGTCGTAAGCATATTCCCCGTTTTTCAAACGATGTTTATAATCATAAACCCATGAACTGGTAATGTGCTTTTCAAACTCTTCACGCTCTTTTTCAATTTCTTCAGGTTTCATTTTGATTTCCTTTCATTGATAATTCTGCTCGCGCAATCCATGCCTGCCAGCCATCTTGAACGTGTTGTAGCTTATAAACATCATCAGACCATCCGTCTTGAACGTGTTTTAACTCATAAACATTAGTAGGCCACCTATCAAAAGTATGTCCACGCCACGGCGTTGATGAATATGTTTTCATATACCATGCTTCAAACTCTTCACGCTCTTTTTCAATTTCTTCAGGTTTCACGATTTCTTTCCCCAATCAATAAGTAAACCACTGTCCACAAAATAAGAATCACTCTTATACAGTTGCCTGATAGCATATCCTAAATCGCGTAGTTCTCGGATACAGCGTTTTGCGTCCATATCTTCTAAGGTTGTTTCATTGTACAACCACATATTATAGGGGTCTTCACGCACAATAACAGATGTTTCCCCTTCACCAGTAGCTTCCCGAATCTTCTTATCTAAAAAATTCACAGTATTCGTCTAATTTTGGCGCGGCCATATTATAAGCCTCTTTCGCGCTAATCATGATTTAACCCTTTCATTGGTTTTGTTTAGATGGGTGCATAGTAAAACACCGCTTAAACCATGTCAAGCATAAATACACTCAAAATGCCGTGTTTTAGGGCAAATTGATGATTCTATAAATAAAAAAAAAACACCGCATTATACGGTGCTTTGTTACTATTCATCTTCATCCAGTGCGGAAATGAATTCGCAACTTTCAGAACAACTACCTTCATGTATCTGTTGTTCGGGTGGAATGCCTGTTACATTCAATAAGGATTCCAAGTCGGCAACACTTCTACGCTTTCTGAATATTTTAACAACGTTACCTCTTTTGTCGTTCGGATGTTCTTTTTCCATGCGTTTTGGAAACTCGAAAGCAACGGGATATTCAGCTAATGCTTTAAGCAGCTTGGTATCTGTTTTCTTGAAGCACCAAACGCAGTTGCCTAAATGTTCAGGTAAATCAAGGTCAAATTCTTGTTCAGCCCAAAAATCCATTACATCTTGCTTATCAATACCCCATTCTGCCAAAGGGTAGTGTAGTTTATTCTTTTCGGCACTTTCAGGCTTAATACGTTTTGTTTCATCTGCTCTAATACCTATGGCCGTATCAATTATGGCTGTTCCGAATTTATCACGACACCATGCACGGATTGGTGCTAACTTCAATTCCCTTGTACAATGCGGCATTGTGATGTTGGCTATACCATACTTCTTAATCACTTCAGCATATGGCTCTCCTTTTAAAGATGCCGTGAAGTAATCAACTTCCGTATAACCCGTACCAACCCTATGTGCATGATTTACTTTGGCTTCAAGCCATACAACTTCCCATCCGAAATGTGCTGCACAATTATTCACAAAATCAAGCGTTTTCGGATGTTCACATCCCGTATTTGCAAAAACAACATACGGCGTATAATCATCTAAATATGATGTGTGTGTGTGTGTGTGTGTGTGTGTGTGTGTGTGTGTGTGTGTGTGTGTGTGTGAATTAAGCAATAACCACGTCATATATGCGCTTGTCCTACCACCACTGAATGATATAAGTAAAGGTTTCTTCATATAAAATTAGTGCAGCTATTTATTAGATAGCCGCACTGCTTCATGTTAATTATCAAATAACCCTATTCCTGCCAAATCGGGGAATTTTTGAAGATTTCATAGAAGGTTTGCATGTCGTTATCCGCAATACCCCATGTTGTTGATACGGATTCGTACCAAGTTGTCGGGTCTGCCTTTTCAGCCAACACGCAATCTTCATAAATCTCAATGATTGCAGATGTAGGCAACAACTTCATGTACTTCGGCAAATCTTGCGTATGTGGTAATCCAGCAGCAATCTTCATCATACGGAATACATTAGACGCATCGCTGATAAGTTTTGAAACCTTAACTACATCAGCACTATCCAGCGTAAATACCGTATTTGCAGTTTCAACCATAGCCCCTATTTTAACAGAAAGCACACCTGCGTTTGAATCGGCAACAACATGGTATCGTCCATGTGAGAATGTTTTAGATGCCATCTGTTAAGCTCCTGTACTGCCAAAACCGCCGTCTGCACGTTCGGTATCAGACAATTCATCAACGAACTCAAATTCGTTACGTTGTACAGGAATAATCATAGCCTGCGCAATCCTTTCACCCCAATCTGGAAATTCTGAAGTTTGTGTTTGCGCACTTTCCAGCTTAATCAGTACATTACCGCGATAATCGCTGTCAATAACACCTACTCGGTTTGCCAAAGATATGCCTTTGTTGAAGCCATGACCACTGCGGCTGTAAATCATCATGGCATAACCTTGCGGAATCTCAAACTGCAAACCTGTATCATAGGTTACGGTATCATCAGTAGCGTCTTTGACTGCTGCGGCATACAGGTCAAAACATGCCGCACCGTCCGTAGCATAAGTCGGCATTTTGGCATATTCATGCACCTTTTTAATCTTTACTTTCATTTCTAATTCCCATATAGGTTAAGTTGGTTGGATTCTTGCAGGGTTTTCATAATTTCCTGCAATAATTTGCTATTGGAAAACGGCGGTTGGGATAGCAATTCCCGAAAGTATCCCCTATCCATTTTGAAACCTGTAAACGGCGAAAATATCTTGTATTCGGTACTAAGCCTTATAACTTCAGCACGTTCGTGCTGCGTTAAATCCCTAGCATCTACATTTTCGCCTTTGACAAGCTGGATTAACAGGTATTCTTTCAAAGACGGACAACTGCCGTTTACCTGCGGTCTTGGACAATCGGCTGATAGTTCGTCAAGGAATTGCTCTTTTTCGCTAATCACTTACCAGTCCTTTCAAGAAATACCCTACGGGATTGCCAGCCTTTAAAGTTGGCTGTGTTTTGCGCTGTACCACCAATCCAAAGAGCTTGATGTTCAAAAGGCGTGAAGTGTTTGGATTTTTGAAGTGTATCGGCAAGCTGCTTGTCTTTTTCAATCACGCATTCAGTATTATCATGGTTTCGATAAGACACCCTTGCACAACGCGCGGCACTTACATCGCTGAAATAGAAAAAACCATCAATAGCCATATGCCGTTCTGATAGATTATTCCTAGCCTGCCATTCAAGCACTTCTTGTTCACGAACATATGGCAGATGGAATGGCGTATTGGTTGGCGTGGAAGCATCCATCTCACACTTCATTACCCATGCCAACTCTTGCATTTCAGGCTGGCTATCATGCGCCAGTCGTAACTCAAAGAAGTTATCCCACTCCGTTGCCGTAACCAATACGTCTGACCACATAAACGGCTCTAAAAGACGGTTTGCCACCTGTTTATGCAAGCCTTTATCAGCAAACATCTTGGCATATTCTACGGCTGCATCACGCGCCGATAACCATAAATGGCGGCATTCTTGAATATCGGCTTCAGATAGCTCTTTATCGGCCACCATACCTGCTTGATTTGCGCCCCAGTGAATAGGGATTACAGGGTCATTTACCACCTGTTCAATCATCTTGGCAACAGGGATGGCACGACTACTGGCCGCATTGTTTGAGAATGCTCTATGCTTGTTCAACTGGGATAAAATGAAACGCGGCAATCGAAGTTGTAACGTTGTGATTCGCTTGTTTGCCCAAATTGAATCAGCAATAATTTTAGCACTAATCATTTTGATAACCTTTCAACTAAAATATAAGTTTGACACATATAGCAGATGTAAACCAATACAAATGCCACTACCAATAAAAAGCATTCAAGTGTTGAATCCGTGCTTACAGATGCTTTGAGCAACGCAATCAAACTCAAAAACATAATACCATTGATTATAAAATCAACAATTAACTTCATTTTGTATGTACCTTCCATTAGATTTTGAATGCAAACATTATAGCTAAAAGAATAATAACCAATGAGGTTACTTCAACTCCCGTCATTTTATAGATACCTTTCATTTATGTTGGAAATGCAAATAGTATGGCTAAACAAATAATGACAACAGCAAGTAATTCAAACCCAGTCATTTTATAGATACCTTTCATTTAACATGAACAACAGGAATGTAATGCCATCCATATGAACGATAGACCTTATGTTCAACTTTATACAAATACCTGTAATCATCATTTTCGTTTGTGAAAAAAAAGCATTCTTCTTTGTAGAAAAATATGCACTTCTTGGAATACCAAACGGCGTATCAAATATTTCATATAAGCCATCTTTAGTTGGTGGAAAATCAACATATGGTAAAACAAACACGTTATTTGTTAATACATCGACGAAATTTTTGTTTGATTTTATAATAATTTCTAAAACCTGCTCTTTTAGACGATTTGTATTTACAAACGCATCAAAAGAAATATCCAATTTATCATGAGTACGAAGGATGTTGTCAATTCGATAAACATTGCTACAAAGCACTTCATTTGATGGTTTGTCTGAACTGAAATCATTACCGAGTTCTTCAACGTATATGATAATCATGCGTTCATCAAAACCAATTTCAGGCGTTCTTATTGAGCCATTTACATCTGCTGTAATTTTCAGATTCCCTGTTGCATCCAGAACATATTGAAAATTACTCAACAACAGATGTTTATCAATTACTGGATTCATTTTATATACACCTTTCAGTCTAACCATTGATTTTAAATGGAATATCTAATTTATTTGCTATGAATATAGCATCTTTGATTGTTTCTACCGCAAGTCTTGCTACCATATTTGCTTTGGTATCGCCTGACTTGGTATCCATTAAATCAACAAGCATAATATCTTGGCCTAGTGTTATTTCCATAAATAGACCACTATGTGCTTTGGAATCAATAATTTTAGTTTCAAACATTTTATACATCTTTCTATAATACGATTTTTAACGGTACGCTTATATCCTCTGCTAAATCAGCCGCTATATTTACTAATCCTGCGGCAGAACAGCTATGATTTTCAAATCTTGCTATGAACAACCCTGTATCATTTGATGATTCAGTTTTCATTAAATCTATTCGCCCATTATCTGAATTTGTACTAACCTCTACATACAAACCTTCATACTCTTTAAAATCAATACGGGAAACCTTAAACAGACCTTTCGTTTGACTAAGTGTTTGCATTATACAAACCGTAATCGGACTTGTCAAGCATAAATATAGCCACTTTACCGTGAAACAGTGCAAAGTGGCTGTTTATTATAAATGAATTTTACTCAATTTTTGTTTCAAGTTTTCGTATAGGTCATCAATCGTTCCATTGTTGTTTACAACGTAGCAGTTAATCATACGGCTAATGCCTATTACGGTGAACTTCCCGTTGTAACAAGGGTGATTATTCAATTCTTTAGCAAGACCCTCACTCATGTGCTTACCCGCAATACCACTACCATCACGTTTTATGAGTACGACAGCATCACATATGAACAACTCATTCCAAAACCTAACATCAGAAATGACACAAGTTTCATATTTGTTTTCAACCATATGAACCCATAAATCTCCATCAATGTTTCGGCCAAACTCCGTGCCAAACAACTGCATGAATTTACGCGGGCTTAATTCTCTATAAATTTTGCCCGTATCAATATTTGTGAATGCTTCTTTTAAGGCTGCAATTAAAGCATCCTCCGTTATATGAATACCACAATCATTCATAACCAATCGCGCCATATTTAGTGTCAGATTCAACCCAACGTCCCCAAAAGGTAGTGGTATCTCTTTCACATCGCGTTCAAGGCATAAATCACCGAATACATATTTGGCCGCTTCGTGGATAGGCTCTGCGAATGCCACACATGGAAAACTAAGATGTTTTGAAATGATTTGTGCGGCAGTATCTTTACCCGCTCCAGCCAAACCTACCAAACCAATACGCATTACATCATTCCTTTTTCAACTGCCGATTGTCGGCATTTTGCAATTTCCTGAATGGTATCCGTTTCGGGATGTTGTTCAACCTGTTTTCGCACATTTTCTATGCAATTTTCATAGTGCTTTGTTGCCTTTTCTCGATTGCCTGCATCCACATTATTTGTATGAGTGCAGGCAATCAATGCCAGCAATAACAAAACGTATGAAATACGAATTGTGTTGCGTATCATAAATCCTCCAAGTCGGATTCGCTAACAGGCTCGTACACTGGAATGGTATTGCCGTTATGTGTAGCGTTATAGGCCAACCATGCAATTAACGGCGCATCTTCAAATGTTGCCTTAATACCCGTTGCATCCATCTCATAATCGGCCATTGAGCGGTTTTCAAACTCGCCTACTTCATCAGTTGTTACGTTGTACATCCATACGACCTGTTTCACACCAACCCATGTGTTAATGTATGGCAACCAATCGTCTACCGATTCCAGCTTATCAGGTGCAAATTTTCCGTTTCTATATGAATGGCCGTTGCCTTCAGAAAATGCTAGGGCTTGGTACAAACCCAATTCATATCCGCTCGGCGGCACTTCAAACACACCTGATTCGTTATGCACAATCATTACGACTTTGCCCAGATACCAGTAGAACTTCAGGTCATTAAGCGCGTGGCCTAACCACTTGGCAAATCGGTCAGACCATACCTTCATTGGTGCGCGTGTTGCCGTCCAATCGCCCACCTTGCGTTGCTCCAACTGCATAGACGTTCCAATATCACGCAGTGCATACATAGGCCATATACGCACACCACGCCCACCGAACACGGCATCAGATTGGACGCAAAAGCCGACGTTGAAACCACTCAAAATAGCAGCATTGAGTGCTGGCAACTGTTCAAAGGGGAAGTCGGGAATAAACAGACTTTCGTCTTTACCTAAACGATTGGTGCGTAAGTGTTCGGCAACATCGGCAACAACACCGGCGATTTCAGGCAGTTGCACTGATTTATCGTAAATCATAAGTCTTCACTTTCAATGGATTTCAAAACTTCTACGATTTGCCGCAGGGCATCCAGTTCGAGAATTGCAGCGGCCTTAGCCAAAGATACGCGGCTTTCGTATTCTTCATCGGAAAGTGCCTGCATATTTGCATACTTAATACCTTTAACAAATGCCTTGTCATTGAGCTTGAAGCTGCCGTAACCTTCGCCGAAACAACCGATTTCAATCACGTTAAAATCGCCACTGTTGCGCATTACATCGCGGGCTTTTTCCATATCGAATGCTTTTGTTACGGCAATGGTTTCATCGCTAATCCGATTTTTCAGCTTAACCGAATCTGATACCAAACCTTCATTCATCAGGCAGTTTTTCATCCAAGCGTGCATTGCATCATCAGACGGTCTGAAAAGTTTTAGTTCTGCACCTTCTTCAAATACATGAAGCATTAAGAAAGCTGCCACTGCTTCAACAACACGCGCAGATGAAGAGCCGATTAACAAATCGCCGTCGTTTTCATCATACCAACAGTCAATGCGTGTTTCCTTCAAAGGCGCGTTCGGCAAATGCTCTTCAATAAACGCTTCTTTCCATTGCGCCTTTTGCGCCCTGTTCGGCTTCTGATTGTGTTCGTATTCCCATCGGGCTGCAATCTTGGCAATCTCACGATTGATTGATGCAGACGGTAGGATACGTTCAACGATAGATACCGTAAGATGACGGCCTTTGGTAATCGGCTCGCTTACCATCTTTTCAGCTTCGTCTTCATAAAGCGTAGGGCTTGGAATCAGTCCTAACGTATGCCACATGAGTCCAACAGGCTCTTTGATGACCTCTTCATACAGATTGTCTTTGAATTCAACGTTCTTGGTTTTGTATAAAGTAAATGCTTTCATGATTGCTCCAGTTTTAAGACGTATGGATTATTCATGCGAACCCATTTTTCAGAATCCGCAAAATTTTCCATTTTGATTGAGAAAGTGCCGACTTCCAATAAACCATGCGTATCATGCAATACACATCCCATGTTTGTGTCGGCTGCAAACATAATCACTTCTCTGCCTGATTCTTCAGCATCGCTGTTTACAAATAATGCGGGGAATGCCAAAGCAGACGGATAAATTCTAAACTGTTCCAAAACATCCCAGTATCTTGATTCTGAAAAATCAAAATCTGTTGTAGTAACATGGCCTTGTTTAAAAACGCTATTCTTTTCAGCATCCAATACAATAGCTGTTGTTGAACTGATTGCCAAGACGATTAAACACTCCTGTTCGGGTTTGTATTTAAGAATCACTGGAAACTTTTGATGGTTTGCCATATTCAAACCCTTTTCAGTCAGGCTAATGACTCCATTGTCAATCTTGAAATAGCCTTCTAATGCTGCTTGTGCAACATAAGGTCTGTACGCTTGGTCTTTATAAAGGGCTTCAGACTGCGGCTCTTTAGCCATATTCAACAGTTCGATAATTGTCGGTCTCATTGCATTAACTCCCCAATCAAGGCATAAATATCAGGCACTACGTTTCGGATTGAAACGTTGAATTTCTGCAAAAGTGCCATGCAGTTATCGCAGATTTTGCCTGTTCCGTAGATGGATATTTCAGCGGTATCGTCTGCCTTACTGTTACGAAGCCATGTATCAATGGCATCCACTTCGGCATGGCTCTCTTGGCGGCAAATACTACGGCACATGGAATAGCCTTGATTCACACCCATTTCCATAACGTTTCTAGGGCAATAGGTCATACTTTCGGATATGCCGTTGATACCAAAGAATACGCGGCCATTGCTTCGTAAAACAGCTACGATTGTTTTGTCTTGGCATCTTGATTTACGGCCTTTGGAAAGAAGCAGTACGTCAATGAATTTATCCACCAACATTTTACGGCGGTCGTCATCTGATAAATCATCCCATTTATTTTGCGATTTGCCTACCGTTTCAGCGTACCCTGCATTTTGAGATTTGCCTGAATTATTTTGCGGTTTGCCTGCGGATTTCAAAAACTGCGGCTGAATGATATTCAACCAAGTTTTATATCGTTCGGCAGCCGTGTACATTTTATGAAGTTCTTGAATATCTGAATCACTACTCTTCATACCCATAATCGGGAAATCCATACCATATTGCACATTCTGTTTATATGCTTCATGGTCTAACATCCAACGTTCAATCTGTTCGTGTACGGTATGTTTCTGCTGTTGATTTAAATCAAACTCTTCATGCAAGGCTTTGCAAACAGCATCAATGATAAAATCGGCATCTTCAATACCACTTACAATGCAGCATAATACCGTGTTGTACATTTTATTAGCCTTCATTTCTAAGCACCTTCTTTCCGCATAGCAATCGCTACTGAAAATACCGCAAAAGCCTTACGGTTGTTATCAAACACCTCATAAACGCTGATTGTGAAGTCCATGTTGTGTTCGGTTTTACGGATTTTTGAAACAACGGATGTAACCATGCTACGCATTGAGTTCTTCAGCTTGTTCAGCTTGTCTTCCGTTGCTTCATCCATGCTTAGAAACTTGCATTGTGAGAAGGTCTCGCCTTCCTTCAACCGCAGCAATTCCCACTCAACCGTACCTGCCGCAGCGGGCTTACCCATAAAAGCGCGGGTCTTGTACTTCTTTCTAGTTTTTACTTCATCTGTCATGTAAGTTCCTTTCGTATCAAATTAACGTGTTTCATGTGAAAGAGGCTTCATCTTAGTTATTACTCATTTGTAAGTCAAGC